ACCTTCATACTTACATAGCTCACAAGTGTGAACGGAACATAAGTTATTTACTATCGTCACTTCTTTATCTGTGTATCCGCATACTGAACACTCACTCATTACTCTCCCTCTCCTTCTATTACTGATACGTGTACGGGAGGGAATTCTCCAAACCCGCCTAGCTCTATCTCCTCATCGTCTAGCAATAAGGTAACGGTTATGTCGTTGATAATCGTCTCGTCTATCTTCCCGATCTCGTCTTCTATGTTATTCATACCGTTGATAGTCGCTTGCTCGTACGCCTCATCACTTAAATTCTGAAAGTGATCGTCGCCTTCTAGACATACGTTGGTAGTGATCGTTAAGTAATCGGTTATGAAGGTGACACGATAGTCGTAAGTCATTACTTATCCTCCGTAATCTCTACTCTTATACACTCTTCTAAGTCATTCATTTTGACCATTTCATAGATCCATTCGATCATTTGCTCTATCGCGTACTCTTCTGCCTCTTGATTATTATTGATCTCCAAGCCCATTTCAATTTCAGAATCTATGTCAATGGTTAGAGATAGGGTCGCCTTGGCCTTCATTATGCGCTCACCTTCTCATAACCTACGATCACCCAAGCACTATTAAGAATTGCATTCTGCCACTCTCCACAATGCTCGCAAGAATAGTCTGCACTAATAGTAGATAGCACTAACCCACGTAACCCGCAGAATCTACACTTATCCATTACGCCACCGCCTCTTCACTAGGCGTTACGAATTTCCAATTACCGCTTTCCCAATCTAGGTCATACTCTAGTGAGCGTGTAGCGTTATCGTACTTATCTGCCCATTCGGGCCACTCAATTCCCTTATCATCACTACCATAGAATGCTAATTCATAACCGCATTCGCTATCGTAAGTAAGAGTAGCGCGATAGATCTCACCCTCCACTTCTATTTCTAGATCCTTCACGTAGCTCTGGATCTCCTTGCTCTTACATAGTACGTTCATTACTTACCCCTTCCAAGGTATTTATTAGGGCGATTCACCCTCCCTCCCCCTCCACGTCTGCCCGTGAAGGAGGAGAGATAGCTAACCGCTATTGCCTTACCTTACCCTATAAGTATTCGAAGATGTCGCCGTCCCCGATTATGTCTTCTATGTCCGATAGATCATAGGGATCCTCACCGTAGATTAGATCATTCAATTGTGTAACGATCTCCTCCTTCGTATCTCCTATCACTCTCCCCCCTCCTCTCTAGGTTCGCAGTCGTGACCGTAATACCACTCTCCCGCCTCTTCTTCGTCTAATAGATCGAAGATCCGTGAGCATTCAACACACTTAGCCTTAGTCTGTATCTTCATCTGGCTTCATCTTCTGTCTCTTCTAGTGCTTCGATCCTGTCAATTATGAGATCCAATAGAATGCAATAATCGGCGGGGTTATCGAAGATAGGATTAGCCCTCACCCTCCAATACTCTTCCCGTAACACTTCCAATTCTCTACTCATTCTCCTCACCCTTCTCTTCGTAAGATCCGACGGGGATAATCTGCAAGATCCCTGCCTCCTGTAAAGCTTTCAATAGATCTTGGCTACTCACTCTTGATCCTCCTTGCAATTGTGAGGAGGATCCCACGCTCTAGCCGTGTAATTATCTCCACACCAAGGACACATAACACTATTCACGCGCTCACCCGCTCCTTCTGCCCTAATTGGATCCCCGCTAAGGCGTAGGCCTTCACGATAGCCTTCACCCGTGGCGCGGTTAGATCCGCGCTCACGATCTCTTCCCCCGTAGATAGATCTACGAGGCTCACCCGCTCCTTCTGATACTTCATAAGATAACCCCTTCCAAGGTTTCAATTCTGCCCCTAGTGGCAGACCGCCCCGCACGGCGTGAGCCGTGCAGGGTAGTCCGTCCCTACAGATTACAGTCTGCCATTGATCCGATACAGATCCCCCCTTCATTGATCCATACGTTACCCGTGATCCAGAAGGCCACGGCGATCAAGAGGCCGACGGTTACGCCTAGCACGAAGGCCCCGCGCTTGGTTAGATTCTCCACGATTAGGCCTCCAATCCGTCTAACATCATCGAAGCGTAACGCCAGACAGGGGAGCCTTCTGGCACTTCACGCCGTGCGCCGTCGTACCAATCTTGGTACACGTAATCAATACGGCGGATCCCGTCGCCGTCGTGTTGCACTTCGATCCAATCGGCAGGGCCTCCCCCGCTCCACGTGAGGCGGGTGACCTTGTAGGTTTCGGATCCGTAGGCCATTCCATAGATCTCATCATTGGCCTCATCGCGCTCCTCTTCGGTAGCCGTGCAATCTTTATCATCGAAGATAGTGAAGAGAGTGTCTAAGTAACGCTCACGATCTTTCAATTCACTTTCAATTCGTGCTTCACAATTCTTCGCCTTGATCTCTTCTAATTGTGCGCCTAATTCGTTAAGTGTGTTACTCATTATTTTAGATCCTTTACGATAGTTTCCAATTCACCAATACACCAAGCGATCTCATCGCTTGATTCTGGAGTCTCTAGAATTTCAATAACCTTCATTAATTTATTGCAGATCTCTTCATCACGAACTAATTGGTGTAGAAGATTCTTAACGTGGTTGCTATTAGTTTCCATTAGATAGATCTCTCCTTAACAATAGTGACTATAAGAATTATTAGCGGGGGAATTACAACAGGTGAAACGCACAATGCTTAATTGTGAACATAGCGAATTAGTACAATAGTGAACACCCTTAGACGGTAAGTCTAAGGTAATTGAATTACAGACAACACAATTCATTCTTGATCCCTTCATAAGTGAGGAGGCAGATCCTCTCCACGGGATAACTATACCGTGCCTTACCCCATAGGGAAGGGATCTAACGGGGCAATTCTTGGCTCGTATTTTGGAGCTGTATTTATGGGAGGCGGGGCGGATCCAAGGCCCGAAGGGGTGAGAGTGGATCTAGATCCAAGGCGGATCCAAGGCGGGGAAGGGTGAAGGCTTGGCCCGCAACCCTTGGCCCGTGGATCAATAGAAGAGGGGAGACTCCAGGAGAATAAACTCCAGGAGGATAGGGAAGACGGGGAGGGAAGAGGCTAGGCCGTGAGCCGTAAGGCGTGAGGCCTTGGGATAGTGGAGGCCGTGAGGCCGTGGATCCTTGGGGCCTTGGCCTTATCGCTAGGCCTTGGGGTTATCGGGTAAGGCGGTTTATTAATTAGGGTTAGGCAATTGGTACAGGGATCCCCCGTGCCAGAAGGGGAGCCTACCCCACGGGAATCGCTAACAGTACGGTACGGGGCAGACAGAAGGCCGTCGGCTACGGTATCGGCCACGGTTACGGCGAGCAGACCCTACGGTGTTAAGTTTAGTGCGTGTGTATAGTATGTACCCACTACAGATATATTTCCTAAAGTGAACCAGATCACTTATTAATGTCCTATTTTGTACCGTATTTATAGTGACGTTAGTCACATTATGTAAATACTTTATACCATAGGCAGGAAATGAAGTTTTTTTCCTGCCTTATATACAGTAGGGGCGGTAATTGTGATAGCCCCGTACCGACTCGCTACGGTTACCCTACGCGAGTCCCTAGGACGAGTACTGACTTACCCCTCGCTACGCTGTGGCTTGCTCGGGAGTTTACTGTACGGCACGTCGTGCCAAGCACGACTTTTAGTTGGGTGTAGTCTACCTATAACCCAATGATCTAGAATGGAATCCAATGGCTGAGAACTCAGCAGATATAGCAAAGCGAATCATCTTAGGATGTGTAGCTGAGGGTATGACCATTGAACAAGCCTGCCTATCGGCAGGCAAGTCTATGAAGACCTACGAGTACTACCGACGTACCGACAAGATCTTTACAGACAAGATTGACCGAACACGCCTTGGTCTCAAAGATAAGCAGTTCGCCGCAGGCGATGTCCACGACATCTCATTTGCAGAATTCCGCCAACGCTTTCTTAACTCTCGTACCTTCCCTCACCAGCAAAATCTAGTGGATATGATAGAAGGCGTTGAGCCTTCCTGGTTACACCCTTCGATGAAGTACGAACTAGGTCTAGCCAACAACCGTATCCTTATTAACATCCCGCCAAACCACGCCAAGTCAATTACCATCACGGTAGATTATGTAACCTGGCAGGTAGCTCGCAACCCTAACTTTCGTGTGCTGATAGTCTCTCAGACTCAGCAACTAGCCGCCGACTTTCTCTACGCCATCAAGCAGCGTTTGACTCACCCTATGTATGAGAACCTTCAAAATGCTTATGCTGCTGGCGTAGGGTTTAACTCTAAGTCAGCCTCCTGGCAGGCTACCCGTATCACCTTTGGTGATGAGCTTCGTGAGTCCAGTGAGAAGGACCCAAACATTGAAGCTGTAGGTATCGGCGGTCAGATCTACGGTAAGCGTGCCGATATGATTATCGTAGACGATGCTGTAACTCTGAAAAACGCCAATGAGTTTGAACGCCAGATCAAGTGGTTGACACAGGACGTACGTTCTCGTCTGAACCCTACTGGCAAACTTATTATCATTGGTACCCGCGTTGCAGCAGTTGACCTATACCGTGAACTGCGTAACCCAGACAGATACCCAGGTGGACTCGTCCCTTGGAAGTATCTAGCGATGCCAGCCCTGCTGACAACGGATGAAGACCCTGACAAATGGGAAACTCTCTGGCCAGCAAGTGATGCTCCATTCGATGGGCAAGAAGAATCAGATCTTAATGAGGACGGCCTCTATCCTAGATGGAATGGTCGTAATCTTTACAACGAACGTCAAGCTATGGATGCTTCTACTTGGGCATTGGTTTACCAGCAACAAGACATCTCAGATGATGCCATCTTTGATCCAGCGTGTGTAAGAGGTTCTATTGATGGTATGCGCAAAGCAGGTCGCTTGGTTCCTGGTCACCCAGGTCATCCACGTGATGTCAACGGTTTTAGTTTTATTTGTGGTCTTGATCCCGCTATGGTTGGTGATACAGCCGCCATTTGTTACGCTGTTGATCGCGTTACACATAAACGCTACATTGTTGATGCTATTAAAATTACTCGTCCAACGCCTGCTCAGATCCGTCAATTAATCTTTGATTGGACCGCCCTCTATACTCCTAGTGAATGGATCGTAGAAAAAAATGCCTTCCAATCATTCCTTACTCAAGATGAGGGTATTCGACAGAACTTGGCCTCACGGGGCGTGTTATTGCGAGAACACCACACAGGTAACAACAAGTGGGACTCAGGCTTTGGTGTTGCATCAATGTCTACTTTGTTTGGAACGAAACAACACGATGGCAAACACCACCGCGACAATCTTATCCACCTTCCAAGCGATCAAACAGAAAACATTAAGGCGCTCATTGAGCAACTAATTACCTGGTCGCCTACGACTAAAGGTAAGACCGATATGGTGATGGCTCTTTGGTTCTGTGAGATCCGCGCACGTGAGATGCTCAACCAAGGTATACACGCAACACATCATATGAAAAACCCTTTCCTGTCTCGTTATGAACAGGGCAAGCGAATGGTCATCAACATAGATGAACTACTTGCAGAAAAAGATCGCACATTTATCTAAGGAGAAATCTTGTTATCAACTAAAGAGGTTGCAGCGAAAGTAGCACGGCTACAAACACGCTACGCAGCACGTGACCAGAGAATGCGCGACGTGCTCTCTGTACGTCAAGGTGACATCTCCAAGGTATACCCTGCGATGTTTTCTGAAGAATACCCAAAGCCTTTAGTTGCAAACTTTGTAGATGTAGCAGCACGTGACTTAGCAGAGGTAATGTCACCTCTACCATCATTTAACTGTGCAGCTACTAATATGGTTTCAGACTCTGCACGTAAAGCTGCAGATACTCGTACCCGTATCGCTAACTACTTTGTCTCTTCCTCTGACTTACAGATCCAGATGTACACAGGTGCTGACTGGTTCAACACCTACGGTATGCTCCCAGCAATTGTTGAGATGGACTATGAAACCAATAATCCGAGAATACGTTTGCTTAATCCTTTTGGTACTTATCCTGAGATTGATAGATTTGGTCGTACCGTCTCGCTCACGCAGGTAATGGCATCTGATGCTGAGACACTTGCAATGCAGTACCCAGAGTTCTATGACCAGATTATGCCAAAAAATGTTTATTCTCCTGGCTCACCTTACGTGTCACTAGTTCGCTACCACGACAAAGACCAAGATCTAATCTTTATTCCAGAGCGTAAGAACCTAGTACTCTCAAACATCCCGAACCCTATTGGTAAGTGTATGGCATACGTTGCTATGCGCTCATCCATTGACGGTGAAGCACGTGGACAGTTTGATGATGTTCTATCAGTTCAACTTGCTCGTGCTCGCTTTGCAGTATTGCAGATCCAAGCAGCAGAAAAG